TTTTCTAATGCTTCGTTATAGTTTCTCTCTGCTTTCTTAAATTGCTTCAGCAATTCGTTATATTCTATATACATTACTACACCCCTTTTATTATTTTTTGCATTTCATCTTCAGTGTATTGTTTGTTAACATATTTTTTTCCTAGTGTTTTTTCTTTTTTATATACTTCTGCTAATAAAAATTGTCTATTGTCCTTAGAAATTATTTTATTTTTATGCTCATTGTATTTTGAAAGCAATTCCATATCATTTTTTATTTTTCTTCTTTCTTGTCTCAAAGACTTAATTTCTTTTAGCATTCTATAACACCAAAGAACATTTATTTTATTGTTTTCTATATAATGAAGTAGATCTTGTGTCTTACTATCAACTACACTCAATTTATCACATAATGAATTATTATAATCATCTATTTTATCTAATTTTGCTACTATTTCTTTTATCTCTTCTACTACATTCATTTACTTCCCCTTTCCATAACCTTATTCCCCCTAATATTGTTAATCATTTCTAATCATATTTCTTTTTAATAAGCATACAGCTTGTTTTAATTCACAATCATGAGTTAATTGTTTATAATATTTTTCACTAGTTTCTACTATTCCTATTATCTTTACTAGATCATAATCATTTTTATTTTCTATTATTGCATAATCTCCTACAGATGGTTTTAATTGCATATGAGATATATCCCAGTAAAAAATAGCACCATTGTTTAATTTTCCTAATATTAACTTCATTATTTATCACCTTCCTCATTTATCAATTCTTCATCTATATCTCTTATTTGTTTAGCAAAATATTTGGTATAGAAATTATCTCCAAATTGTTTAGCAAGTTTATATCTTTCTAGAAAAGATTTCTTAATTTTTATCAACTCTCTTCTTCTATGTGGCTCCATTATTTCTTACCTTCTTTAACTAAATCATTGTACTCATCATTAATTACTGCTTTGAAATAATGGTCACAATATGTGCTATCAAATTCATCAGTACAATGTGCTATAAACAAATCTTTATACTTTTCTTCCCATTCTTTAGCACCACAATAAACATAATTGCTTTCTTCATCTTCGTAACCCAAACCACAATCTCCACATCTTGTATGAATATAAATTACATCTTGCCCAACAAACGAATCATATAAAGATGTTTGTTCATAACTATCATTTCCATATTTTTCAACTAATCTCATAAGTTCATATCCCCTGCAACGAGGTATTTCACCATAGTTTTTTTCAATATAATTACTTATCTTTTCATCATAAGTATTTACAAATGCTTTTAAATCCATTATCTTCTTCTTCCTTTCATTTTTTCTTCTTG